CTATTTTTCAGGCTGTGTCAAGTGCAAAACCGGTATTTTCTAAAAATTCTTTTATCGGACTTTATGCCCATGCAAACGTCTCCTGTCTGTCAGCGTCCATTGCCGCCGAAAAGCTCGCCGGTCGTTTCCCGTTCTTCGCACGTTCAGCTGTCCAGATTATAGCTTGTAACGCCGCCGGTGTCAATCCGTATCTATTTGCCAGCCGTCTGATTCGGTCCGATAACCTTGTATAGTCCGATGTTGACGGATTGACTTTCGTAAACTTAAAAAACCTTAACATCCACACGTCAATAGTTACGACGCTGCTGTTTCCTGCAAGATTTTCATAGAACGCCCTAACTTTTTGGCCCGATAACTCTTTTCCTGATAATGCTCGATGCACGTTCGGTATATGGCACGGCATGAGGCCCGAAAGTGTTATCGGACGTTCGGCCAGAAAATCGGCCATGATTCGTTTGGTCAACCGGTAATTTTTGGTAACGTGAAAACGTGGGGACGTGGCAGCTAAAACCCTAAAAAACGTGTCGGTATTGCTGCCATATTTAGCAAAGGCAGCTTTGCGGACACGGTCGTACCAGTTTTCATAAAAACGAAAATTAGTGATTATTCGCATAAGTTAGCTCCATATGAAAAACGTGCTGTAGCGCTTCAAGATTATCGGACGTGTTGTTCATGGTGTCAGCGTCTATATGATGCACGTCGTGTCCAGCAGGGACAGAGCCATGAACAAGAACGTAAATAAACCTGTGTAATCTAACTGTCGGCGTTTTCCCGCCGACACGGACGGTCGACGCAACGTATGAGCAGTGGCTTGACTTTTTCAAGAACCACGACCGACCGGCACACGCCGCAACGTGGCGTTCGTCTATCATTGCAACAAGTTCGCTGTTTGATAAACGTAGTTCTGCCATAGTCAATCACCCTCAATAATACTGCCAATCCATGATACGGTCAATACGAACATTATTGCAACCACTAAATCAATCATTATCAAGCCTTTCCCTAAAAATTTTCGTTCCAAGATTCACTACAATCGAAAAATCCGGACAGGGGGTGGGTTAGACTGCCCCCAAAATACTTTTTAGCTTGCCTATAGTTATCGGACGAAATTCCTGCACCTGATTTTCGTCCTGGCCAATACGGTATGCGATAACGAATCGGTCACGTTCTTTTAGTGCAACGCCTAATGCTGAAAACTGTTCGTCCGATAACTGATTTTCAGCCTCAAACGCAAGATGTTCACCGAAATCAGCAACCCGAACATAACCAGACTTCAGCATATCTTCAAGTGTAGTGTTGTGATGGACAAACGCATACCGTTCGTGCGTTATACCATGAGCAGCAGTGTCTATGAATCTTCCTGTCTTGTCGATAAAACCGTTCATATCATTCTCCATTCAATGCGGCCATAAATTCTTTTGCATGAAGCGGATAACATTCGCAGTGTTCTTTCACTTCATTCGCAAAATACTTTTTTATCAGTGTCGCAAGCAATTTTTTAGAGTAGACCGGGACCGCTTCATTGTTGACCCATGTTATTTCAGCCTTCTGGACCGCTTCTTTTAGAATGGCGGACCACTTGCTAAACTGCATCTTGTGGTATTTTTTCGTCGGCCCCTTTGTTCCCTTGACCGCCGCGTAGGTGCAGGCAAGATTTTTTATTATCTTATCTATTTCCAAAAATTCGATCTCTAGCAACCCGTTCATATCGCACCTCTAACATAGGGCAACGAACGCCCAAAACACTAAAATCCAGAATTTCTTTGGTAATAACATAAGTCCGATAACAGGAGTTGCACCTGATAGAGCTTATTATCGGACTGTGTGGTTTACTACTTCACCAGAAAGTCTGTGTCAAGTTCTTTTTCAAATACCGCTTCGCCGTTGCTAAATGTGGCAACATGACGGAGACCGACCACGCAGCCTAAAATTGTTCTCCGTATGCCGTTCCAACACTGGTCGAGCCACGCGTCGGCAAGATTCGTAGTAAACGGCCAATACTCTCCGAGGCCTGGTCGTACGAATACCGAAAACGCACCACGCCCACAATACTCCGACACACTAATCTGTACGTGGTCGTTTTCTAACACGATACGATTCTCACGATACGGATAATCAACCCATTTGTTCTGCACGTTGACCAACGACGGGTACCGTTTCTGCAAAGTATCGACCACACCGGCGACTATCTCATTGAAGTCGTAGCTGTCTTCACAAAAACTCGCGTCAAAATACGCTACATTTTCGCCTATTGTTTCAATACTTCGACCCATTTTTCACCTTCCTTTTTAATAGTTTACTTTTCTGTTACACACGTCACTAATCAGACTATACACTATCTTTTGACCAGATGCAAGCGAAATCTTTTGTTTTTCTTAAAATTTTCTTATAGGACGTGTGGGCATTATAGCATGAACGATGCCATGAACGATAGAAGTTGCGAACTTAAGCGCCTGTCACACAACAAGTTAGGTGCTTATTTGTGGGTGAGGGTATGAACGATGGATGTTTTGATCGTTCATAGTCTAAGTAATTGTCAAATAAAGAGTTAAGTGCTACCATGAACGATATGAACGATGTTTTCCTGAAAAGTATATAAGAGTAATAATAGATAATAGGCCTATAGTAGTATGTCAATATAATATATTTAGCAATAGACAATATGCCCCTATAGAGAATAGGTACGGATTTGATCGTTCATGCGTTCATGGCTGAACCTAAATCCTTATGTGACAATACTTAACTATGAACGATGGGTGCCTTTGAACGTTCATGCAGCGTTCATATAGCGTTCATACCTGATTTTCTGGCACGCGTGATAGTTAAGGACTTAACTAACAAACGCCTTTGTTATGCGATTATCTAACAAGCACCACAACCTGTAGTGTTTAAGTCGCCTGCACACTATATGTAGTGTCCTGCCATTATGGCAGCCTCGCGGGCCATACAATCGTTACAACCCCACTGCCATTATGGCAGTCAACGGTTATGAGGCCTGCCCGCTTGCGTTGTCAGACCCCGCCGGTACCGCCCTTCGGTTCGGATTGGCGACCGCCGGCAGATGCCTACTCGGACGAAGTAGCCAGAAAATTTTTTCCCCATCTGCACAGTTTGTACAGTTTGCACAGAAAAATTATGGGAAAAATCCCGATTCCGTGCAAAAAACACGGACCTTTTCGTGTAATACAGAGGGGCAACATTTTTATAAAGCAACGGGGACCCCAATGTGGGTCCCAAACCCTCTCCTGAACGATAAGGGTGTGATAGTATGAATACTGTAAAGTTGGAAATTGTAGAAGTTACGTGGAATGATACGTTTTCTGATTCCGGGTGGAAAGATATAGATAAAATACCACTTGCTGCGTTACCTGAGTGTACTACAGTCGGGTATCTGTTGTCCAAGGACGAAAAAATAGTACGTATATTGCATAGTATCAACGGTGACCAAGCCGATTTTACCATCATACCGACAGGTTGTGTACTTAAGATAAGGACGATATGCAGTGTTAATCCGTAATGCTATTTTCGTGGTAACAGGAATATGACCATGTAACGGGTAAAGTGCGTGGTCTGTTGTGTGCGAGATGTAATCTTGGCCTTGAGTTTGTAGAGAAGGATTTGTATATGGCCAAGGCACTCTTTTATCTGAGGACACATCAATAATGGACGATAGGAAAATCAAGGAAATCTATGACGGGTTCTTAATCAAGGACCTAAGTTTTGATGACTTTCGTAAGGAAGTCAGGAATATAACTAATCCGGCATCGGCGGCAGCCGAACTCGCTAATATGCGAAAATCAGTTAAGATAAAGGGGAAAAACTAATGGAAGGTTATTTGTCAGATAATGCAGGTAGTATATCGAGTCCGACACCGGAATCGAGTCAACCCAAAACGACCCAGACAGCACAGGCGTGCGGGTCTCAGACGGCAGGGACGGATTATTCATTGACAGTTACTGCCGGGCAGAAGTATCGGTTTACAGCACAGTTGACCGGCGGGTTTAAGTTCGGTCTCGCAACGGTGGCTGCCGGTAGTGAGGCCAACATACGGTGGTGTTGTCCGTTGGGAAAGAGTATAGAGATTAAGATACCATCAGGTTATACGACCTTACACGTAACACCTGATACCAGTTCAGCCATTGGGTTTCTCGTGGAACTGGAGCAGTAACCGATTTTCGTTAATCATAGTCAAGGGGATTAACATGAAGCGACTGATGTTAATTATGATTGTGTGTCTGGCATGGGGATTCGTGAAAGTGAACAGTGATTGTTTCGTACTCAATAGTAGAGTAGATGTCCTGAGTGCGAAACACTCCTGTATTATGTCCGAGATTCCCGCTATGATTAAAAAGATGCAGACCAGTACAGTCTTGGTTAGTCTCCCGGACGTAGGAAATGGTTCCGGAGTTATTGTGGACAGAGATACTGTGATTACCGCAGGGCACGTAATAGATGCGATACAGTATTGTATCGAAGATGTGGTTATACTCGACAACGACGGCAACAAACACAGGGTGGAGTCCATAGCGAGGGCCGGGGATAATGATTGTGGCTTGATACGGGTCAGGGACCCGTTTGATGAGTCACAGATTGTTAAACTTGCGGATTCAAACAGTGTGTTAGTCGGTGAGACTGTGTTTGCTATCGGTACTCCGTATGGACCGGACTATTTCAATACTGCGATTATGGGTATCGTGAGTGGTGTCAAGAGAGTGGAAGGGTTCTTTGGTAAAGGACTCTATATCACCCTCGATGTCCAAGGCGACCCCGGATTCAGCGGTGGACCGGTCTTTAATGTGAACGGTGAGGTGGTGGGACTCGTAGTGGGCACACGTAGCGTTTATGGCAACGGGGTAGTTATTACACCAATTAACACCGTGAAAGACTCTTTACTATGCGAGAAAACAAAGTAAATGAGGCAAAAGCACGTATAGAGTCTGCGATAATGACGCTTCAGGGATTTCCACGTAATGTGAGAAGCCTTACACTGTTGTTGGGTACACTTGACGAGGCACTTGATGAGTTAGAGTTGAACGCACAATATGCAAGACATGAGATTGAATCGTTACAACGTGAATTGATAAACGAAAGGACGAAACACCTTGAACAAGAATAAGGCCGATAAATTGATAACGCGGTTCCTTGAGACAGTCGGTGAGGAAGAAACCGAACTCGTCCGTTCCCCTGATGGTACTGATGTAATAGCTACTAAGGCTGAAAGCCTTGCACGTATTATATGGAAGAGAGCATTAGGATACACTGAAACCTTAACTGGTGCTGGTGGTAAGTTACAGGAAAAGATACACTCTCCCAATACCGCTATGATGCACATAATCTTTGAGCGTATCGAAGGTAAGGTACAGGGAGATAAGGTTGTGGCCGGTGAGAATATGACTGTAGCCGACCGTATTGGTGAACAGGGTAAGAAGGCCATAAACGAAGTTACTGATGCTGGACTTGAGTCGTCTGTTGGTAATTCTTCTGACGACAAGGGTTAAAGGTTATCCCGTAGGCTCTGTCCGTTGTTGGGCATCCAGAAAACCTTAGTTTTTATTATGCTGGGTTTGATAGAACAGAATCTTAAACCGGTATTATCGGAACCGTTCCCTAATATCAGTAGAATATGGACTTGTCCCAAGACTGGTTTGAAAGTTCCCAAGTTTGAACTGGAGAATATAGAATGGCGTCATAGTATTCTGAAGAAGGCTGAGACTGATTCTATACTTAGGAAAGATTTGTACGCCGCCTGTAGGGAATCTTTACTGTTCTGGATAAACACGTTTCTATGGACATACCATCAACATGAAGTCAATCCTGATACGGGTGAACGGTATGTATCCAAGAGACCTCACGTTCCTTTCATAACGTGGGAGTGGATTCAGGATGATTTATTCAACGAGTTTGAAAAATGTCTGGCGACGGGTGAGGACATACTAATAGACAAGTCGAGGGACATGGGTGCAAGTTGGATGTGTATAGCTTTCCTGCACCACTTGTGGTTGTTCTTCCCGGATAGTCAGCTCCTTGAGTTGTCAAGAACACAGGATTATGTAGATAAGACCGGAAACATGAAGGCATTGTTTCAGAAACACGATTACATAAATAGCTGGTTACCTTCGTGGATGCTTCCGCCGGATGTGTTACCTAACCAGCAGAATCGAACAAAAATGCACCTTATGAACGTGTTAAACAACAGTTGTATAGACGGTGAATCGACCACAGAAAACGCTGCGTCTGGAGACAGACGTAAAGTTATATTGCTCGACGAGTTTTCCAAGGTGGAACACGGGGCCATGATGCGGTCGGCCACAAGAGATGTGGCCCCTATGCGTATAGTGAACTCCACTCCATCGACTCCGGGTAGTGAATACTCCAAGTGGAAAAACTCAGGTCAGATAAAGGTATTCGTTCTGCCGTTCTATGAACACCCTACCAAAGGCAAAGGTCGGTATGTGGTGCGCAATGAAAACGGTGGATATGATATACGTTCTCTGTGGTTTGACCGTGAGGAAAAGAAAAGGTCTCCGCAGGAGATGGCCAGAGAAGTTTTGCGTGATGACCAACAGGCCGGTGCTGTATTCTTTACGCTGTCTAATATAGAGAAACACAAAGCGTTATTCGGGAGACCGGCAAGAGAACGATTTCACATTCACATGAACAAGAGTATATCCGATGATTCCGTATCGGATGTAATAAGAGACAGGAATTTATCGAAGACCACCATATCTAAGTCACCCGCTGGTCCACTTCGTGTGTGGACTAATCTGATACTCGGAAGACCAGACCAGACTAAAACTTATGTTATAGGTATAGATATAGGAAAAGGTCAGGGTGCGTCGAACTCAGTTATGTCAGTAAAATGTGTGGAGACCGGCGAGAAAATAGCAGAGTGGGCCGACGCTAACGTACCACCTTATGAGATGACACGAGTGGCCGCTGCCTTGGCACTGTGGGTCGGCGGAAGGAAACCGAGGTGTCTCCCGTTCATGCGTTGGGAAAACAATGGTCCCGGTTGGGACTTTGGAAGGATAATGGTGAAGACTTTCAAGTACCCATACTACCACAGAAAATTCATCTTGGGTACTGCGGTCGATAAGAAAACGCAACAGTACGGTTGGCACAACGATAGACAGGCGAAATTTGAACTATTGTCGGAGTATGATAGACAACTCGCACATGGTGGTTACATAAACCATTCCATCGAAGCATTGAACGAAATGAAATCATACATACATTTTGATGACGGTGGGATAGGTCCTTCGTCCTTTGTCGAAGAGAACCCAAATGCGAGAAAAATTCACGGTGATAGGGTGATGGCTGATGCGTTGAGTCTTGATAATAAGGACACACCTAAGATTATACACAAAGGGGCCGAACCGCCTGAAGGGTCGTTTGCTCACAGGCGACAACAAAAATTGAAAAATAAGAACGCTAAGACTTGGAGAAGGTCGTTTGATTTCTCCAAGGCAGGGAGTTACTGATGCCGGAAGATATTACTTCGAGAAAAATAGGTAATGTTGTGCTTCGTGGCTTTGAACGCATGAATAAATACAGACGTGCAAGGGCCATGTTTGTGCGTCAATTCGTAGGGCAATACTACGATGCTATTCGTGGAGACACCGGTGAGGAACCTATTAACCTGATATTCACAACCATACGAAGTTTGGTTCCGAATCTGGTTATGAACAGTCCTGTTAATGAAGTCATTACAGAATACACAGAACAGAAAGAATACGCTGAACTTCTCAGTCTTTCGCTGGACCAGATAGAGAAAAAAATCAAACTGAAGGACACTTTGAGGGGTTGGGTGGTTGATGCACTCTTTGGTTTTGGTATTATAAAAACTTCACTCGCTGCCAGTGGTGTATCACTCAAATTCGGGGACACCCGCATAGACCCCGGACAGGTTTATGCCTCACTGGTTGACTTGGATAACTTTATCTTCGACCCTCTTTGCAACAGTTTATATGAGTCTTCATTGTTGGGTGACGTTATAAGGGTTCCGAGGCAGACATTGTTGGACACAGATGGTTATGACCACGACTTGGTAAAAAGACTCCCGAAATCTTCGCCCATGTCTAATAAACGGGTAGAGGATTTGTCCAAGAAAGGTGTATCTACCGACGAGATAATAACATTGCAGGACTGTGTTGATGTGGTCGAACTGTGGGTCCCGGAAGCCGAGGCCCTTATTACGATGCCAGACCCAAGACAACTAACGGCAGATACGTTCTTGAAGATTTCAGATTATTACGGACCTGATACCGGACCATATACGTTTCTATCGTTTACACCACCGGTTCCGGGAAATCCATTGCCCATATCTCCGGTCAGTATGTGGTATGACCTTCACTGTTCGGCCAACAGGGTGTTTAACAAAGTGATAAACCAGAGTGAACGTCAAAAAGATATAATGTTGTATAATCCCGGTCAGGCGGACGAAGCACAGACTATACTTGACGGAGAAGATGGAGAATCAGTAGCTTCGGTTGACCCCAAGGGTTTTAATGTTGTTTCATTTGGTGGTCAGAATAGACAGAATGAAGTTATGATTCAGCAGTTGCAGGTGTGGTATAATTATGTGGCCGGTAATCCTGACCAGATAGCAGGTAACATGACACCGGGGACCAAGGGTGGGACTGGTGAGACGGCTACCCGTACTCAGGTGCTTCAGGGTAACGCCTCGATAGGTATAGAGGATTCACGTAACATACTATATGATAGGGCAGCCGATGTCAGTATGAAATTAGCATGGTATCTGCACACTGACCCGTTGATAAAGATGCCGGTTACTAAACGTACTACTGGTGGAAAAGAAGTACAACTGTGGTTGACTCCGGAACAGAGAACCGGTGATTTTCTTAATTTTTCATTCAGAATAGTACAGAGGTCAATGTCACAGTTGGACCCAGCTATTAAATCCAAGAGGATAATAGAGTTCGCCACCAATCTTGTGCCACAGTTGATTAACGCTGGTATGGTAGCGATGCAAATGGGTCTCCAGTTTAATGTACAGAAGGCCATAACCGAGTTAGCAAGAGAATTGGATGTTAGTGAGTATGTAGATGAGTGGTTCGTTGACCCTAATTTTCAACAGAGACTCGCATTGTATATGGCTATGGGTCCGCAGAACGCAGGTAAAGCCAGTCAAGGTGGTACTACTGATACCAGCCAGAACAAAGGTTTTCCGATACAACGTAATGTAATGACTCCGAATCAGGAGTTTAACCAGAACGCACAAATGGGTTCCGCACCTTCACAGGCTGCGATACAAGGAGTATA